CGGGCCGGCCGACTGCGTGGGGGTGGGGGTGTAGGCGGTGCTTAATATTTAGCGCCGCAGGCCTTAGCCCCCCCGGGGGGGGCGTACTCGGCGCCCCGCGCCGATAGGGGCCACCAGGCTAAGGTCTGGGGGTGGGGGTTTTGTTTAATAGAATCATTTGCCATAATTTATTGATTTACGTCGCTTAGAAAAGCATCCGGCCTTGGCCTCCACATTCTTGGGTTGTTTCGCTGAGAGATAGTTAGCGTACGTCCTGCAAACAGCAATTTTAGCTAAGTCAGTCATCTCCCAGTGGGATAGATACCAACCTAGCTCGGGGTCCTCTGGCCAATCAAATTCCTGTGGATCCCTAGCATCCAGTTCCTCAGATCCAGGATAGCGTTCATCCTCCTCATACGAAGGCGGTGGGGAGCTAAATCCAGGTTGGGTCTTCGGCACGTCCTCTTCGCCCGCATTATTTGTAGCGGCCCTTTTCATTTGTAAAAGTTTGTGGTCGGCGGGCTCTAAAAATAGCCTCAAAGGTATTTTTTCACTGAAGTGCCTGTTAGTATTACCAGGCACTTCTGTGTAAACACTTCTGTGTTTACTGAGCTTCAGCTCTTTTAGGGAGTAACTTTACTCAGAGTTACTCACGCGACCGGTCGCGGTCATATTTATGCGCCGCATTTTATAAAAAATTTTCAGATGGAGGGCTCCGCTAGAATGAGAAATTTTTGCTTTACAATCAATAATCCGCAAGAGATTATTGAGCCATCAGAGTGGCCAGGATGCACGTACTGTGTGTATCAAATGGAGATGGGTGAGGAGGGTACCGAGCATTTTCAGGGCTATGCTGAATTTAATAATGCTAAAAGTTTCGCTTTGGTGAAGAAACTTCCCGGGTTGGAGAGGGCACACATTGAAAAAAGAAAGGGTTCTGCTAAGCAGGCTAGGGATTATTGTATGAAGGATGACACCAGGCTGGATGGTCCTTACGAATGGGGGGTTTGCTCTTCTCAAGGGAAGAGGTCTGATCTTATTGAAGTTCAAAAGAAAATCAAAGATAATGTTCCAATGAAGCGAATTGCAGAGGATCACTTCGATGTTTGGGTCAAATACTCCAAGGCTTTTAAGGAGTACAAGAGTCTCTGTGTGGAGAAACGATCATGGCCTATGGATCTCATTTTTTTGCTTGGGCCCTCTGGCACCGGTAAAACACGAACCGCAATGGAATTGGCGGGCCCAGATTGCTACGTCAAACCTCCGGGCCAATGGTGGGATAATTACAATGGTGAGCACACCGTCGTCTGGGACGAGTTCTACGGTCATAGTTACCCTTTCACGGAACTCCTTCAGGTCGTTGATCGCTATCCTTTGCTTGTTCCCTTCAAGGGTGGATTTCATCAGTTTAGTTCAAGACGAATTATTTTCACCAGCAACCAAGAGCCTAAGGATTGGTACAATGCAGAACGTACTCATCAAGGACGTTGGGAAGATAATCCTCTTTACCGCAGGATTAGGGAATTTGGAAGAATTATGAGGACGGGGGAGATTCATGTCGTGGTGCAACCAATGCTCCCCCATTTTATCCCTAGTGAGGGTCTTTGGTCGGATGTTCCGCCGCAAGAGGAGGAAAGTATAATGGAAAATTAAAAATTTATTTACTGATCTGTAAATCTTAATCTTGTGGAGATGTTGTACTGAATCACATCATCTGTGATGCTTGAGCCTAGGTAAAGGCCAATGCTGTTTGTCTTCTGTTCTGTGATGACACCAGTTGCTCCGCTAAAAACCAGTGGGATGTTGCACTTCAAGAAACCTTCGGTTGTCTTGTAATCTCCATCATATGCAGCTGCTACTCCAGCGTTTGCATTTAAATCGATCGCTTCTCTGTGTAAGACCTTAAAGCGATCACCATTTTGGATGTTGCGCAAAGCAGTTGAGGCCACAGTGTTGGTCCATACATCAGTAGTTGATGCTTGTGCTCCGTTTGTTTGAGTGTCTTGTACGATCCACAAAAAGATTTTGTCGTTAGACGATGCTCCTGCAGGGAGCGTCCAGTTGGCTCTCCATTGAATGGATTTCACAATGCATTTGTAACCAATACGTTGACCCTGAGTAGCACCTTGTGGGATGTTGGTGATAGAGCCTAAAGGCTCTAGGGTCGTATCGCAGGTTCCAGCGAACGGAGTATCGATGAATTTCTTCTCGACTTGAGCTCTTTGTCCGCGGCCAGTTCCAAAACGGCCGAAATAACCAGCTTTTCTGTAAAGACCAGTTCTTGAATACCTTCTGCGACGAGTGGATTTTGCTTTTCCGACGGAATATCTCCGGCGTGCAGGATTGTAAGCATATGGGCCACCAGCACCATAAGCCCCACTAGTACGATACATTTTGCGATAAGGTTCCATATATGTCGATCTAGTTCTTCCCTGTGAGTCAGCGTACCACACCCTTAAAGACATAAAAATTTAAATTTTGGCGGGAAAATAATTTGAACCCGTAAGGCAAGGGCTACCCCCTATGGCTGCAACTAGGGCTAAGGGTGGGGCTAGGGGGAGCACTCGGCCGGGCCGGCCGACTGCGTGGGGGTGGGGGTGTAGGCGGTGCTTAATATTTAGCGCCGCAGGCCTTAGCCCCCCCGGGGGGGGCGTACTCGGCGCCCCGCGCCGATAGGGGCCACCAGGCTAGGGTCTGGGGGCGGGGGGTTTGTTTAATACAAAAACAATTAATCTTTATTTTTTTCCCACTTTCCTCCGCTTTGTGAAGCATCCAGCCTTGGGCTCCACATTCTTTGGCTGCTTGGCAGAAAGATAATTGGCGAATGTTCTACAAACAGCAATAACGGCTAAGTCCGAAATCTCGTACTGACTAAAGTACCAACCTAGATCGGGTTGTTCGGGGAAATCACCCTCTTCCTCACCCCACTGTTGTCGATGATCCACATCCTGAGGTTCATAGTAACCCTCGCCCGACTCCGAACTAGGCGGCGGCGAAGAGAACATGGGGGGTTGGGTCGATGGTACGTCCGCTTCCCCCGCATTATTATTAGCAGCCCTTTTCATATAGAATTTTTATAAAAAAAAATTCACAGAAGTGACCGCTAGTATTACCGGTCACTTCTGGAACACCACTTCTGGAACGCGGTGTTCGAGTGAAATTTCATCCCTGAAATTTCCCATTAGGGAGTAACTTTACTCAGAGTTACTCACGCGACCGACTGAGGTCATATCGGACTGCCGGGCAGTCGTACTTTTATCTAGATAAGGGGTGCCATGAGCTACAGGAATATCTGCTTCACAGTCAATAATCCCACCGAGATGCTTGAGCCATCGGAGTGGGACACATGCACTTACTGCGTTTATCAAATGGAAACGGGGGAAAATGGTACTGCACATTTTCAAGGTTACGCCGAATTTAGCGGCAAACACAGGCTGGGTTGGTACAAAGAGTTAGATGGCCTAGAGCGGGCCCACATTGAGCAGCGCAAGGGCACTGGAGCCCAAGCAGCGAATTACTGCATGAAGGATGAAGGACGTATAGACGGTCCTTATGAATGGGGAGAGATGAAGGAACAAGGGAAAAGAAATGATTTGGATTCTATCAGGAGGAAACTGGATTCAGGCGTAAGCATGAAGAGGATCGCAGATGATCATTTTGGGTCTTGGTGCAGGTACCAAAAAAGCTTCAACGCTTATAAGCAGTTAAAGACTGATCCACGTCAGTGGCCCATGGAGCTCATATTTATCATCGGACCATCCGGAACTGGGAAAACTCGCCGAGCAGTTGAGATGGCTGGTGAGGATTGCTATTGGAAGCCTAGAGGCAAATGGTGGGACGGTTATACTGGACAGCACACTATTGTTTGGGACGAGTTCTATGGACACTGTTATCCCTTCTCCGAACTGTTGCAGTTGTGTGACAGATATCCTTTGTTGGTTGAATGCAAAGGTGGAACCATGCAATATGTTAGTCGCCGTATCATCTTTACCTCCAATCAGGAGCCTAAGGATTGGTATTCGTCAGAACGCACACATCAGGGGCCTTGGGAGTCTAATCCTCTCCATAGAAGGATACGAGATTTCGGTCGGGTGTTTCGGACAGGAGTTATACACGAAGCAGCACCTGTACAAAGACTTTTGTCCCTTTTTGACGAGTCTACAGGATTATGGAGCGACGAGCTGCCGGACGGAGAATTGTTACTTTCGGATGCGGGATTACAGAACCTATTACAGGCCACCATACAAGAAAATAAAGATTGATTTTTATTGATCTGTGTATCTGACACGATAACTACAGTTGAACTCCATCACATCATCGGTGGAAACTGAGCCGACCCAACACATGATGTTGTTTGATTTCATCTCTGTAACAGCCCCTGTTGCTCCGTTATAAACCATGGGGATGTTGACCTTCAGAAAGCCTTCAAAGACTTTCTGGTCCCCATCAAAAGCTGCAGCGACTCCAGCATTAGCGTTGAGAGAAATACATGTCTTGTTTAGTATCTTGAATCTATCTCCATTTTCTATGTTGCGAAGAGAAAGAGAGGCGTTTGTGCTTGTCCAAATATCAGCAGCAGCAGGAGAAGCTCCATTAGCTTGAGTGTCCTGAATAATGTAAACATAAGCATCATCATTAGGGCTAGCTCCTGCAGGAAGCTTGATGTTCCCTCTCCATTGAATGGATTTGATCACACACTTGTAACCAGTGCGACCATTTTGTGTTGCATTTTGTGGAATCACTACAATAGATCCTTTGTTCTCGATGGTCGAATCAATAGCAGTCACAGTAATAGAGGTATCGAGGAATTTCTTCTCGATCTGGGCTCGTTGTCCGCGACCTGTCCCAAATCGCCCATAAAATCCAGCCTTTCTGTAACGTCCTGTTCTAGCATATGACTTGCGACGAGCATAGCGCTTTCGTCCACCACGAGCACGAAGGGGATTATAAACATAAGGACCAGCTGCAGCTGCACCATAATAACCAGCGACTCTACTCATTTTGCGATAGCTCTCCATTGGTATTCTTCTAATAAGTTGATTGCCGCGATACTCGACCCAATTACTCATAAAAAATTAAAAATTTGGCGGGAAAATGATTTCAGCCCAACAGCAAATATGCGGTTTAGGGCAAGGGCTATGCGGTAACCAAACTAGGGCTAAGGGTGGGGCTAGGGGGAGCACCTGGCCGGGCCGGCCAGCTGCGTGGGGGTGGGGGTGTAGGCGGTGCTTAATATTTAGCGCCGCAGGCCGTAGCGCCAGCGTATTCGGCGCCCCGCGCCGATAGGGGCCACCAGGGCTAGGGTCTGGGGGTTTTGTTCAAAATAATCATTTTATTGTTTTCCTTCTTTTGGAGAAGCATCCACCCTTGGACTCCACATTCTTTGGTTGCTTTGCAGATAAATAATTGGCGTAGGTTCTACAAACAGCAATTTTAGCTAGATCAGACATGTCCCAGTGAGAGAGGTACCAACCTAGCTCGGGGTCTTCGGGCATGTCAATGCCAGGTTCTGGATGATCACCTCCCTCAGGTTCGTAATAGCCTTCTCCCTCTTCAGACGAAGGCGGCGGGGAAGAAAATCCTCCTTCGAGTTGTGTCTTTGGAATGTCCTCTTCCCCCGCATTGTTGTTAACGCCCCTTTTCATTTATAAAAGTTTGTCGGGCGGCGGCTCTAAAAATAGGGTTTTCCATATTTTTTCTCTGAAGTGACTGTTAGTATTACCAGTCACTTCTGTAGCGGATCTTCTGTATCCGCTACGAGCTTTAGCTCTAAAAGAGTTACTTTGCTCAAAGTTACTCACTGACCGCTCGAGGTCGTATCGGAGCGCCGCAATCTTTAAAATTTTTAAAGATGGAGGGCTCCACTCAGATGCGAAATTTTATCTTTACTATCAATAATCCTACTGAGGTATTGGACCCAAGCGATTGGATGGGTTGCACATATTGTGTTTATCAAATGGAAATTGGAGAGGAAGGTACTGAGCACTTTCAGGGCTATGCTGAATTTAGTAGTCCAAAGAGATTCACGACAGTGAAGAATTTACCAGGGCTTGAGCGTGCTCACATAGAAAAGCGTAAGGGATCTGCGAAGCAGGCCCGAGATTATTGCATGAAGGAGGATACTCGGGTTGATGGTCCCTATGAGTGGGGTATCTGTTCAGCCCAGGGAAAAAGGTCTGATCTTGAAGTAGTTAAAAAGAAATTAGATGAAAATGTCCCAATGAAGAGAGTTGCACAAGAACACTTCGACGTATATGTCAAGTATCACAAGGCCTTTGCAGTCTACAAAAGTCTCATTATGGAAAAACGATCATGGGCTATGGATCTCATTTTTCTGCTTGGACCTACAGGCACCGGTAAGACACGAACCGCAATGGAACTTGCTGGTGAAGATGTTTATATCAAACCTCCTGGCCCCTGGTGGGATAATTACAATGGTGAACACACCATCGTCTGGGATGAATTCTACGGTCATAGTTACCCTTTCACGGAGTTGCTTCAGGTCCTTGATCGCTATCCTTTGCTCATTCCATTCAAGGGTGGATTTCATCAGTTTAGTTCAAAACGAATTATTTTCACCAGCAACCAAGAGCCAGAGAATTGGTACAATGGACAACGTACACATCAGGTCAGTTGGGAAAATAATCCTCTCAACCGCCGCATTAGAGACTATGGTCGAATAATGAGAACTGGCGCTATTCATGTGCTCGTTCAACCAAGGTTACCACATTTTATTCCTGCAGAGGGTATGTGGTCTGATGCTCCTCCTGTTCAAGAGGTATCGGACGACGAAGTCGTCCCTCCAACACAAAAAGAATAAGAAAAAAATAAATGCTCTTTAATTACTGATCTGTGTATCTGACACGATAGCTGCAATTGAATTCCATCACATCGTCGG